GTTAGGAAGGACCGAAGGTCTGTGTTCAAACACTTTTCCGCCAAAAATATTCCCTTGAAAAATGATGAAAATCCATGAAATCGGTAAATCCCAAAAGTCCATGGTTAGGAAGGACCGAAGGTCCGTGTTCGGACGCTTTTCCGCCAAAAATATTCCCTTGAAAAACGATGAAATCCCAAAAGTCCGTGGTTAGGAAGGACCGAAGGTCTGTGTTCAAACACTTTTCAGCCAAAAATATTCCCTTGAAAAACGATGAAATTCCATGAAATCGGTAAATCCCAAAAGTCCATGGTTAGGAAGGACCGAAGGTCTGTGTTCAAACACTTTTCAGTCAAAAATATTTCGTTTAAAAATGATGAAAATCCATGAAATTCGGTAAATCCCAAAAGTCCATGGTTAGGAAGGACCGAAGGTCCGTGTTCGGACGCTTTTCAGCCAAAAATATTCCCTTGAAAAACGATGAAAATCCCAAAAGTCCGTGGCTAGGAAGGACCGAAGGTCCGTGTTCAAACACTTTTCAGCCAAAAATATTCCCTTGAAAAACGATGAAATCCCAAAAGTCCGTGGTTAGGAAGGACCGAAGGTCCGTGTTCGGACGCTTTTCAGCCAAAAATATTCCGTTTGAAATTAGAAAAAAATAACACCATATATCATCACATATTTATACGTAATGCTTGAAATGCTGACCTGCGAAAAATGTTGCGTAAACACGCAACAAATGGCAACATGCCCCGACCATGTCCTTTTTCGCATTTTGCGTAGAACTTTTGAAACACAATTTTTCGCGATTTGTGACTGACCAGTCACAACTTTTTTCAATCCAACGAAAATTTTGTGACGATAATTTTTTCAACCATTCATCCGACCCCCCTCCGCGTCCGTCGGCGGGCGGTTTTTTGTCGTCCATATATATACCTCCCCCATTTAGGCAGCATTTTACGCAAGACTGAAAAACGCATTATGTTTTATTGCGACACATGTGACATCAAAACCAATAACAAATTTGATTATAATCGACATCTTTTATCGTCAAAGCATCAACGGTTATGTTCCGAGAACGCCAAATGTAAAAATTACATTCACAGTCTCATTTCGGTGGGTGGCGGCGGTTCGGCCCCGGAAAGCATCCCCAAAAAACCGACATCAAATAATTATGAAAATTCGCACCCCCAAAAAACACCCATCAAAAAAGTGGTCCAAATTAACCTTCATGAAGAAGATGACCAAAAAAATGTGATCTACGACGAAGGTTCGGATACTGATGCTGAAAGTGAGGAGGACGAAACGGTAGGTCACGTGACCAACCCAGACAACGGAAGTCACGTGACCAACGACAACGGTTCTGCGACGTCGGCCGGTTCGGCCTATGAATGTAAATATTGTCGCCGGCCTTATATCAACCGAACAGGATTATGGCGACATAATAAGAAATATGGGGTATCATGTATTACAAAATCGATGGATGTCACTAAAATAGAAAGCACCGCTGAACTGAAGAATGTAATCAATACGATGATGGATATGAATAATGAATTCAAAACTCAGATAATGGAGATGTATAAAACAAGCATGACCGCTCTAACAACGGCTTCATCTACGAATATTACGAATAACAATACGAATACCAATAATTTGACGAACTGCTATAATCAGACATACAATATGCAGTTTTTCTTGAATGAAAAGTGTAAAGATGCGATGAATATGAAGGATTTTGTGAATTCGATTCAACTGAATACGGACGACCTTGAAAATATGGGAAAACTGGGGTATGTTGAAGGAATGTCGAATATTTTTATCACGAATTTGAATAAAACCGAGCTACATAAACGGCCAGTTCATTGTAGTGACGTGAAACGAGAGACGCTTTATGTGAAAGATGCGGATAAGTGGGAGTGTGATGGTCCAGACCATCCAAAAATGACGAATGCGGTGCTGGCGGTTGAACATAAGAATGTCCAACTGATGGGAGAATGGGCAGCACAACATCCGAAATGTATGACGAGTTATACCAAAGACAACGACCAATATTTCAAGTTATCGAAAATCGTAACCGATGGTGCGCAAGATGGAAATATATCGAAAGTGATAAAGAAAGTTGCCAAAAGCGTGACAATTGATAAAACAAAAATGTTGTCTTCGAATACGGCATAAAAATAAATTCATGTTTATGTCGTAATGAAATGAATGTAATGAATGAAATGAATGAAATGAATGAAATCGTCACCCTTTTCATCAATTTCACCAATTATTTGAATTCGTCGTATTACGAATATCATTTTACACACGCCCATCAGGTTGCTCGTTTGAATTTGGATTCGTTACTTACCGAAGTATCAAAGACGCCTCAAACATCGCCCACGCTTGAACAGTGTGTGTCATTTTATAATAACGTTCGTATTCTTGAAAATGTCATCGAAACAGATGACCCCGAATATCATCGATACAAGAGATTATTACGAAGGTATATCGCAGTGCTTACACCTACCTCTACCCCTCAATAATCACCCTCGCACTTTCTACAATTTCGGAAGGATATTCGAGCTCACGGAGAACCTTCAATCCGCCTTTAATTGTTGAAACACCATCGGCGATTTTATACAAGTATTTTCCGGTTTCCGCGCAGACCGACATATGTAAGTTTGTAATTGAATCCGCATTCTTCTTTTCGAGAAGCCGACATAATTCAATATAATGCGTGGTGAGAATGAGATCAACCTTCGGGTTTTTCGAAATATAATCAATATATCCATATGCGGCTGCTACGGCCTCATACGGGTTTGTTCCAGAATAAAGCTCATCGAATATACAGAAATGCCGCTTTGATGGATTATCCATGATACAACGCAATATTTCCATACAACGACGAGATTCCGCTTGAAATAGACTATCGCGTCCAGACGTATCTGGAATATTGAGATAACAGTGAAGATAGTCATATGGATTGATTTCGGCGCGTTGGTAAAACCCAAAACCGAGTTGTTGAGAGATTATGATATTGAATAGAGTGGATTTGATGACCGTTGTTTTCCCTGCGGCGTTGGGGCCGGTTATAATGAGTTGTTTGTCGAGGACCACGTCATTCGTCACAACTTCGTCTGCGCGATGTGCCTTGAGCGGTGCATACACTTGACCGAAAAGTTTGGTGATACCGCCTTTACGTTGATTGACTGGTGGGGATGGAGGCGGCGGCGGCGAGGGCGACGGCGGCGGCGACGGAGGCGGGAGAAGAGTGTCGCTCATAGGTTCTGTGTCAGGTTCGGCATTGGATTCAGTAATGGGTGCGGCTACTTCCGTCTCAGGCTCTGGCGCAGGCTCTCCCTCCTCTCGAACAAATGAGCATTTATGAATGACGCCTTCAATGACGAAGGAACGGCACGCGGTCAAATGTTCCATATACGCATTAAAACCAAAGCTGTATTCAAGTAATTCATTCAAGTCCGTCTGTGAAAACAAGGAATAGTAATTCTTCATGACATATCCGATTTGAAAGAACTTACCAACACTCACAGAAAATGGCGAAATATCGGAAAGTGCCGTCGTGACTTCTTCCAGCAAGCGATATCTCTCGGCAAGTTCCTCGCGGAAAGGTTCATATTCCGAGAGATGATAGGTTTGAATAAGTTGAATCATATAACTCATATTTACGCCGGTAGCTGTCAAATATCCGTTGATGGTATGTAGATGTGTATGAACCAATTTGATGTTATTGTAAAATCGCACACACGCCATGATATTCTGGTAAATCTGGATGAAGTAAAACACCACCGACATTAAAATATACATTTTTTGTTCGACATTCACGGTTTCAAACTGTGTAAAGAATTTACCTACCGAATGCTGGCTTATAATCTGTTTTAATATTTCCACGTATTCTGAAAAACTCACGCCTAACCCGCGCATTAAAAGAACGAAGAAAGGTATAATCAGAACAATCAACGGTGTAAGAAGTGCGATAACTGGCGATGAAATATTGTAAAGGCTGAGAAATTGGAGGAATGACGAAGACGTGTTGAGTTTTGCGAGGAAAGGGGTTTCAACATAACTGAATTTCTCTTTGAAATCATGAAGTTTGCCTGTTCCGCGAAAGTCGGCCCATGTATCTTTCATCGTTGAAAATGCTTCAATACAATCGTGATGGGCGGTGTTTTGTACGATATTACGTTGAAGTAGTTCGTTGTCGAACAACTCGAGTAAGGTCTGGGTTTGTTTTAAGTATTCGATATCAGTTGTATAGTATTTACTCCAGATGGGCAAATGTTCGGCACCATACACGGATTTAGGCGAAAATAAATAATGATAGAGGCCTTTTACGTCGGCGTCGTCATTGACCGCATTCAATGATTTCGGTTTTACTTGTAACATTTCTAAGTCATCGATAATAGAGTGCGACAACTCATGTAATTTGTCGGGGTTTGTATAAGCAATCGGTGGTCGAAATATACCGGCGACTATGACCGCAGTCGAAGTCGAGGTCGAGGGCGAGGGCGAGGGCGAGGTCGAGGAGTCAAGCTTACCGGATTTCACCCCTAAATGTTCAAATAATAACGACTTTACATCATCTGGGTTTCGCGGAATATCATTGACAGACTCTCGAACATCCGCAAGTAATGAACACACACTAAAAGAACAACTCATGATTATATTGTTATCAGCCAACAATATAATATACGAATTCAAACTCACAATGGTCGATGCTCCCGTCATGTAGTGAAAAAGTGCGACAATTCGCCTTATATTCCTTCCATAAAATTCACAGGCAATTCCGTAATCGATGTTTCATAATACGTTTCGATTTCTTTCTTAATCCGCATGTCACGGCGAGTAATGAAGTTAATCGCGATACCCTTACGCCCCCAACGCCCCGAACGACCAATACGGTGAAGATAAATATGGACATCCTGTGGCATATCAAAATTGATAACGGTGCTGACCTGCTGAATATCAATACCGCGCGCAGTTACATTCGACGAAATAAGCACACGATGAATACCAGCCTTGAATTCTTGATACGCCTTTTCACGGTCGCGGTTGTCGCCCTTTTCCATACCACTATGAATACAGCATACAGGAAACCCGTCGAAAAGCATTGCCTCATGAAGGTCGGCCACGCGTTTTGTCGAATTACAGAAAATAATACATTGAGATACCGAAATCGTCTTGAACAGGTCCTTCAATGTTAAGTATTTTTGAACATCATCATCAAGAGCGACATAATGTTGTTGAATACCCTCCAAAGTAAGCTGTTCCGCCTTCACTTGGATATTTACTGGATTTCGCATGAATTTCTCAGTCAAGTTATATAACTCCGTTGGCATCGTAGCGCTAAACAAAACAACCTGAATATCAGATGGCATGTATTGAAAAATATTATAGATTTGGTCATTGAACCCCGCAGAAAGCATCTCGTCCGCCTCATCAAGAACAAGCATATGAACCTGTGAGCTTTGAATATGGTTGCGTCGAATCATATCGAATACACGGCCTGGGCAACCCACAATAATATGTGGAACTGATTTTCGAAGCTCCGCCGCATCTTCCGAGGTAGAAGTGCCGCCTACAAGAAGGCGCATATGAAGCCCCGCCATCATCGCTGAGAGACCATGAATTACATCATAGATTTGCCGAGCAAGCTCGCGTGTTGGTGCGAGAATGAGGACCTGAGTGAGTGCTTTGCTTACATCTACACTTTGTAATGCTGCTACGGTGAATGCGCCGGTCTTCCCTGTGCCGGATTGAGCCTGCGCAATTACATCTCGACCCTGAATAATCGACATGATTGATTTTTGTTGAATATTGCTTGGTTTTTCGAATCCATATGCGTATATACCTCGTAGAAGGTCGGGTGAAATTTCAGCAACATCTTCCCACACTTTGAATTCGGGGTAAGAATCGGATGCGGAACCAGAAGAACTTGGAGTTTCGTCGTGATTTGACATTGTAATAACGAATGTGTCTAATAATGATAGTAAAATATATTTAAGTCGTTATATTTGTTCTCTCACTCAGATAATGATGATGACTTCCGGCGTATAAAATTGATATAAAACTTTACTATGTAGTATTATAAGCAGTTATCGTTACGACCACCATGGCGAAAATAACACATCGCTACGACCTTCCGGATTATGCTGCTTTTATGAATATGGGATTTGAATTGAAATTACCCGACGATGTTATCAAATCGGTATCTGGGTTGGCCGACTTAGTTGGTGCTCCTACGTATATTAAGACGCCGGTGTTTCCTGTGCGCGACCCAATCGATTTTCGGTCTGGTTCGCTTCATAACGGTGGCAGCGGCAGCGGCAGTGGCGGTTATCATGTCGCTGGTAGTAGCGCAAATACATTTCAATCGAGGTTCGGCGGAAGCGGTGGAGGGGCATCCGAGTCATCATCACAAGGATTTAGTCATCATTCGATTACACGCCATTCGTCGTCGGGTTCGGGTTCGGGTTCTTCGCGAAATCAGCAAATCCCGAGCAGTGAATGGGAGACGATTTTGTCATTTCAGAAGACCGAGTTGAAGAAAAAGGAAGGTATTGAGCTAAGTATTGATAATATTCGTTCGTTCCTTAACAAACTCACCGACAAAACATACACTACGATGCTTGCCAATATTTTGAAAGAGATTTCGAGTTTGTTCGATGCATGTAAGAATGATACTTCAGATGAGCACAATACCGAAACGGTTATGAACCGGGTTGCGTCGTCCATTTTCGCAACGGCAAGTTCCAACGCATTCTACTCGGAGATATACGCACGTCTGTTTCAGGATTTGATGGCGAAGGAGCAGGAACCTGACCACGCAGAATACGCAGTGTTTCGCAACGTATTTGAGCAGAATTTAGCATCATTCATGTCGTTGTTTGACTCGATTGAGTATTGCGACCCAAAGAAGAATTACGACAAGTTTTGCGATATCAATAAGGCGAATGAAAAGCGAAAGGCGATGTCGCTGTTTATCGTGAATCTGATGAAAATCGGAATCGTTGAAAAGTCACAGGTTATCGCGTTGATGAAACAAATCCAAGAACTCATGTATTCGAATATTCGTCAAGAAGGAAAGACGAATGAAGTGGATGAGTTGGCGGAAAACCTGTTTATCATGGTAAAACATGCGCATACTTTCTTGAAAGACCCCCGCGCAAATGACGCAGAAACGATTGAGCTCTTTACAACGCGCGTTGAACAAATCACCGAAATTTCAAAGATGAAAATAAAGAGCAAGCCCAGTATTACCAATAAGACAATATTTAAGCATCTGGATATGTTGGACGAGATTTCTGGAAAGACGAAGAAATAGAAAGAAAAGTTATATAGAGTGCTGTGTATAATATAGATAAACAGCACCCATCACCCATCACCGCATTACTGAATCATCGCATAGGTATGTTGTCGGCATCAGAGAAACCAAAGAAAATGAGAATCGTCGTGTCATTCACCACAAGTCCAACCCGTATCAATAAATGTTCGCAGATGATACATAGTATCTTAGACCAAACACACAGACCCGATTTATTTTTATTGAATATTCCGGAAGTGTTTGCGCGAACAGGTGAATCTTACATCGTCCCAAAATACATTCGTAAATCTCTCACCGTGAATAAGATAAGCACGGATTATGGTCCAGCGACAAAGATATTACCGACAGTAATGTATTTACGCGACGATAAAAAATATGACCCTGAATATACACGAATCATTTATTTGGACGATGACATCGCCTACCCGAAGCGAATGGTTGAGACATATTCACAGATGATTCCACCGAATGACCGTAATGTATGGACATCGACCGGCTTTGATTTTGTCAATATGTCGCTGAATGGAAAGCGCATGCATCGAGACACTGCGACAATCGCAGAAGGATATGGTTCTGTTTGTGTGAAATTAAATACATTCGGGGATGATTTCGTCGAGTATATGACGCGATACACCGCGATGGACAATCAAATATGCCGTCTCTCGGATGACATCATTTTAAGCAACTATTATCATCGACGTAATGTCGGAATTACGATTATGAACTTGACAGGAATGCTTTCGATTAATGATATTTGGGATGAAAAGAAGATTTTGGATTATCGAAATGAGACTGACGCATTACATTTGGGCGCCAACGGAACATCAGATAATAATGTTGATCGGTATAAGCGCGTGATTACAGTGCTGAATAAAAATAAGGAACGTCATTTTAAAATGTCGTTTATTACAATAGAAAGAGACCCGTCAAGTGGGGTCATGCGGAATACGCTTGTCTATCGTTGAATCGTGTTCGTTCGCCAACTCAGTAATTATTATTTGTATGCATATAATAATTACATTCCATTATGGTAAAGTCTAAACTCAACGCCAATATCAACTACCACGAATACTCGCATTTAGAAGAAGAAGATTTTAATTACAACACACCATTATTCCAAGTCCAGTTATTACGCGAACCTCAAAAAGTCGTCATCGGTGTTGGCCAATTGAACTATCATTTTGCGAAACGTTATAACGTCGTCTATGTGCCCATCTATTTATTCAATACAGATATGGAATTCATGAAGCAGATCGGTGTGTATGAAATGCCCTCCGGACAAATCAAAATGGATGAATCCGGTGATTTGGATGTCAAACGTTTGACGCCTTTATTATATGGATTCGTAAATACGGAATTATTGCGAAGGTCTCGCGCGAAGTCATCGGCTGCGGCGGCAGCGGCGTCAATGTCATCAGCACCCGACTCCAAGAAGCATGCGACCGAAATCAACGAAATCAAGAAATCTCTCGGCAAGGAGCCGGTGAAACCCGCCACAGCGGCCGCAGCCGCCGGCGTCATCGTTCCAACAAATGAACATGACGTCGAGAGCGATAGCGACAGCGCCAACGGCGCCGACAACGACACCGACACAGCCAAGGTGTTCGGACTTGACGCACGACAAGTCCATCTATTATCAGGTGCGTCTATCTTGCCACTTCAAACAAAGGAACAATCCGAATTGGAGAGACGACAGTATAAACCGAATCCCGCGACCGACCTCTGGATTCAGAAATACCTCCGTAATAAGTATTTTAATTTTATAGACAACGAAGGCGGCAGCGATGCGATTTTTGCGGTGATTCGGGACGCACTTCTGACACAAGGCCGCACAACGACCATCCTTGAACTTCGAAAGCAGCTCTCCGAAGAAGTCAGCGACGAGGTATTTCGTGCTTACCGAGAGAAATTTGCGATGTATCATAATCTCTCGAAAACGCAATTCCGAGAGACAAAAGAGTTGGTGAATAACTATAACGATATCAAACGCCGGATATCCGCGATTCATGACCGCGCCCAACAACAACTTATGATTGCCAACGCGAAAAAATTGGTGGTTGAACATAATCAAAAGCACGATGAAATGAAATATACGAAACTGTTGGGGGGCAATTATGATTATATGCGCGATGTTCGTTCTCTCGACCACCTGAAACAGCGAATGATGACCTCGGTGTATTGGCCGGATGGATGGGCCATCGCCACTCTCGAGCGTGTATTGAATATGAAGTTTATTCTATTTTCGAGAGATGCGTATGAAGCGGGTGATATCGACCACGTTCTTCAATGTGACAACGGTGTTTCGGTAGATGAGTCGATTGACCCCGCCATTCAAAAGCGCGGGGTATTCGAACCTACGGCTTATATTTTAATAGGAAAATCCGGTTCTAATTCAGCCAGACCCACGGTCGGGGGTCGCAGCGCCCGTTCGCCACGTAAGCGCGACGGACTACTTTCAATGTCGGCTACTGCGACGTATCAGCTCATTACTTATAAGACCCACGGAGTTCTCTCGTTTTCCGAATTACCATACGATATTAAGTTGCTGGTCACGACGAAGTGCCTTGAAACACAAGCCGGCGCATTTTGCCTGATTCCGCAGTTCAAACTATTTCAGCGCGAGCTTGGAATCCGCGTGGATGATATACCGAACGAGAGTTTGGATGATTTAATTGAAGAAGTAAGCGGCACACGAAATGCTGCGAATTTATATACACCGGATATCGTATTCCAGTTTTATTCAAACTCAAACCCGAATGCGCTGCCAGGAACGGGTGCTGGAGAGAAAATCCCGGAGACCGAGAAAATCCACTTTCACAAGTTGGCGACGACGTTTGATAACTGGCGGCGTAAATTGGCGAATACATGGAATGAGCCGTTTATGCTTGATAACCATACATGGCAGAGTGTGGAGCATTATTATCAAGCCAGTAAATTCAAAAACAATAACCGCGAATTTTACTTGAAATTCTCTCTTGATTCGCGGTCGCAATTATCGGCCGACCCGGTTTTAGCGAAGGCGGCGGGGAGTAAGAGCGGTAAGTTGAATCATACCACCATTATTCGCCCGTCACGGATTACGATTGACCCCGATTTTTTCAATCATGGACGAAGCGAACGAGAGATGGAGAATGCTACATTCGCGAAATTCTCTCAGAACAAGAATCTCAAAGATCTATTGTTGGCGACAAGGAACGCAAAATTGGTTCATTATGTGCGTGGTGCGCCGCCGGAGATATATCATCACTTGATGCGTGTTCGTCATAAATTACGGACGGGGGCTAACACACGCTGAAATAAGACGTGAAAATCCCCTGTAATACCGCGAAAATCAACATAATCACGATAATGCGCACCCAGTCGGTTTGAGACGGGTTTGTGAAATAAATACCCGCGACATTCGCGCTACCATGACTACCTTTGGTGTTGATAGCATGGCCTTCATGATATTTACCAATATTGTAATGGATGACATTTTCGATGACGTTCAACACGATAAACACCATGAACGAAAACGCGAATATATGTAGCGTTCCCGGTTTGAAGTATTTCTTAATGATAAGGTGGAACATTCGTATGATTATATTATAATAGTGTGATATAATAATACCGTGATATTACTGTGATATAATAATACCGTGATATTACTGTGATATAATATAATTATATCTGATGTGGATAGAAAACGAACTACAAAAAGACGCAGAACAGATTCAACACTCGATACATGCGTTATCACGCGGCTATACCTCCAAGAATATGCGACGTTCGCATATGAGAGAAAACAAAGAAAATACGACACGATTTTTTATGAATTTTTATGACTCTATACGGCAGGCCGAATACGAAATATACAAGCAATTTTCGGTATTAAATAAAGAATCGCAACACGGCACGGATTTAACCTATGACCTGATTGAGGTTCGAAACTCATCAAATGACCTTCCGCATCCGCGATTATTATCGGAGTTACGGCACGAATACGAGAGACGCAGCACCACCCGCGCCCGCGGTCGCGACGACGACGACGACGACGACGACGAAACAGCGAGACACCGTTATATTCCTTACCAAATCTATTGTTATATTCGCGAAAAATCGGAATACTGTATTCGGTTTCAACATACGATTCGGGGTCGATTATTTACGCTGTATTTTATTACATTTCCGGAGTCGCATATATCGATATGTAAAACGGCAGCAGGGCCGACATCGGCAATCCACGGTCCATGTGCCGCCGAAATCGCGGTCTATCAAATTTACGCATATAAAGTATTTATTTGGTTGTCGATTGTAGCAAGAATGTCGGACGTCGAATGTTCCGAAAAATTGGACATTTATTTTTATATGACACCATTTAAGAAGGAGCGTCCGTCTTCGTCGCCAACTTCATCAGCATCCGCACGCAAGCACGCAATTCTCTCGGCAATCCATGTAAATACCGGTCTAACTCGAAATTGCGAGAGACATGGCGAAATCGTGGTATATCGCGCGGAAGAATGGTTTAAGGTTTTCGTTCATGAGTCGATACACAATTTCAATATCGATTTTATTGACTCCGACCTCCGTGATGCGAATGAGAGATTGCGTCATTCATTTTGTATTCCACATGACGACATTCTATTGTTTGAAGCATATACGGAGTCATGGGCGCGTATTATCAATATTATGATGCTAACGTATTTTTCAGGAAATGAATACGACCGCGCGAATTTTATACGGGTTGTTCGAGAGAAACTCACGCAGAACGCGTTCTTTCATGTGTATCAGATGGTAAAAGCGTTGGATGTCATGGAGCTGAAATACGCACAAATCACCGTATTAACACCGGAAAATATGGCGGTGTGTCGCAAACGATACGCGGAAGATACGAATGTGTATGCGTATTATATATTTGGGGGAATTCTCTCGGCATATGCTCTTCCATTTATATGTTGGTGCTGTGAGCATAACACGTCATCGGTGATTCGTTTTAAACAAACAGACAAGAATCTCTCCGATTTTACAGATTTGATTTGTGATGCGTCGAGAGATTCGATGTTAGTGAGTATGATTGAATATATTGAAAAGGCGTCGGCGTCGGGGTCGGCGTCGGGGTCGGCGTCGGCGTCCGTGCTTAAAAAAACGATGCGAATGACATTAGAATAATTTAGTATTTGAATATCGCAAAATTGAATTTAAATCGATGTTCTTGTGATATATATATCGTTGTCCTAAAACGTTATTATGTCGTCAAGTCGTCGCCCTTTTCCTCAAACCTCGATTGGAAAGTTGGTCTCTCTGACCGTGGATAATCCAAACTATTATACTTCTTCTCCTGTGGCGGAATCAAGGATGCCTACGTCGGCTCCATTACCTCATCTTCTTCCGATTCACCACACGAGCACAAACCAAGAGAACAATAACAACGACTCGGAAGAAAAGACGATGCTCTGGAAAAACGTTGCGACTTTGTTCGCGAAATATGACAATCTGGAAAGTGTGGTTCAAGAACATCATGATTCATTAAAACGCCGTTCAGACGATATCTATGGTGATTTGAAGGGAATGTGGTGCGAGTTTGAAACTCTTCAAACCGACGTTGCTGAAAATAACGTGCTCTCAAAGCATGTTCGCAAAATAAGGAAATATGTGAATAAGAAATGTGATAAGTTGAAATCTGATGTGAATTACGGTTCGTCGTGTGCGGATGATGAAATCTTTGCGTATATCGAGACGCTTCGTGGTGAATTTGATACAAGGATAAAGAATCTCCAAGATGAAAATACACGCCGCGATCAAGAGATATCCGACCTGAACGATACATATTATCGTGATTACGAGATGTTTGTTCGACGGGAAAATGACTTGATGGCGAAGTTGGACACAGCAGTAAAGATGAATGAGGCGTTGAATGCGCGTCTCAAAGATTTCGAAGCCGCAATGATGCGGCAGCTGGATGTTAAGTATAACCAAATTTATACGGTGTGCGAAGAGTTGCGCGATGAAATGGTTCAACGAAACCTTCACATGGCGGGTGATTTACGTGAGGAATTTGCTCGTGCGATTACGAAGGAAGTTGCGTTTGAGAGCAAGACTAGCGCACAACTCGTTCAAAGTGTGAATGATGAACTCACCGAGATGATTACGCGTTCAAATGAATATCACTCGTATCGTTATTTTGGATTGGTGGAAGAAGTGAAGCAGATTCGAGAGAATGGTGAAACACTTAAGAAGAGTATCGGAATGGTGGATGCAGAATTATCTGATGTCAAAGAAAATGTCGAACATCTTACGGATGAAGTTGGGCAGAATACGACCGATGTTTGTGACCTTCAAGAAGATTTAGCCGAATTGAAGGATGATATATATCGTGAGATGGATCGTGATTATTATGACTTGAAGGATTACGTGAAGCGTCAGAACCACCGACATGAGAAGAAATATCATCCTCGTGAGCATGACAACGATGAGCCTACAAATGCTGTTCAACTTATTGCGTCTGAATATGCGGAGCCGGAGCCGGAGCCGGAGCCTCAGCAGCATCAGCCTCAGCTACGGCCAGAAAATGAAGAGCACGTGATTATTATTGATGAAAATACGTTTCATTCCGACAACGAAGAGGTATTAGCACCACAAGTATAATTACCCGGCAATAGCACTGCGTCGTGTGGGGGCGCAACCCCATCTATAAAATTGAATGAAATATATTTTTTTATGTTAAGTGCGCGATTGACTTTACATAAAAAATGGGTGTTCGAAATTTGAATCGATTTATACAACACAAATGTCCCGACGCGTCATGCCGGGTTCATTTAAGAGAATTGGCTGGAAAACGTATCGCAGTGGATACAAGCATATATATGTATCGGTATTCCGGCGAAGGAGCATTATTAGAAAATATGTATCTCATGGCGTCGGTATTTCGGCACTACAATATTCACGCGGTTTTCGTGTTTGATGGTCCGCCTCCTCCGCAAAAAACGGAGATTATCGAAATACGCAAAAAAAAGAAGGACCAAGCAAAGAAACAATACGATACACTGCTGAAAATGACGAAAGAAAAGAGGGACGCGTCGGGATGTGAGATTACAACAACCGAGTTGGATGATATCGAAGAAACGATGCGCGAGTTGAAAAAACAATTCGTTCGACTGCGTGACTGTGATGTAAGCAGTGTAAAAGAGCTGCTGGTGAGCTTCGGGTTCGCGACAATTGACGCAGAAGGCGAAGCCGACGCATTATGTGCGAAGTTATCGATTCGCAAACGTGTTGATGCTTGTATGAGTGATGACACCGACATGTTTGTTTATGGATGCCCCGTTGTATTAAGGAATATCAGTTTATTGAATCATTCAGTTATGCGCTATGATACGAATGCTATTTTGAAAACACTGGGTTTGACACAACAAGAGTTCAAAATGATGTGTGTCGTGAGTGGAACCGATTATTCACATCATTCGGACTCGGCGGCGTCATCGGCGGCGTCATCGGCGGCGTCATCGGTGTCCTTTGTATCACCTGATGCGGTATTTAAGAAACTAGTAAAATTCAAAACGCTGTCATCAAAAGAGAGGCAAAAATATCATGAGAGTGGTGGTGGATTTTATGACTGGTATTCGGAACAAAGCACAATAAAGACATCCGCGAAACGAATCATCGACGCATCAGGGTGTGCCATCGGCGCAATCACATATTTAATGAATGAAGCGATGTTCGATACAATTACATGCGCCGAGACCAAAGGTCAAGGTCAAGGTCAAGGTCAAGGTCAAGGTCAAGGTCAAGGTCAAGGATATAAACAGCTGGTTGTTTTAAATCGTGACGATATACACAGGAAACGAATCATCGAAATCATGATGAAAGAAGACTTCATATTTATTGAACCATCTCCAAGTGATGAAGTTATACTCAAATCGCTTTCGTCAGGGAATGGGTCGCTGACATCTTCACCAGTATATGGAATTGACCAAATCCCTCAAGAAAAACACGCGAATGTTCTGGCATCGGAAGTATATGGAATCAACGTATCATCATTTCAAGAACTTCACAAGATTCACAAGAAAAAGAAGTATTTTAAAAACGGTAAGTAAAAGACAAATGAATCCAACGTCCGGCGTCGTCGTCGTCGTTGTATTCATTTTTTGTTGGTTTTTATGATTTTTGTTCATCCCGTAGTGATAAACTGTATTTGTTTAGGCCTTGACAGCACCACCAGCAGAGGCAGCAGGGGCAGCGGAAGACTTCGCGAAGTGGGCAGCCATGTACTTCTGGAGGTTGAAGTAGGTAAGCTCCTCACCCTTCTTCAGCTTCAACAGCTTGAGAAGCTTGGCGTCGGGGTTAATCTTACGACCATTGTCCTTATCCTGGAGCTTCTGGTTGCGGATGTAAGCATTCACCTCACGAGTGACCTCAGTGCGGGCAAGAACACTGCCCTCAGGCTTTCCAAGGAAGGCAGCGAGCTCGTTGGAAATCAAAGTGGGCTTGACGAAACCAGAAGGAGCACGGTTGGCACTGGTCTTACGACGCTTGTTGGCCTTGTTGGCGGCACGAAGCTCACGGGCATGCTGACGCTTAAGCTCATTCACCTCAGAGCGAATGGAAGCAAGAACGGCCTGAGCACTCTGAAGCTTGGTAAGAACACTAGAGTAGAGTGCGGTGCTAACAGAACCATCGAGCTCAGCAGCAGCGGGAGTGGCCTCGGCGCCATCAACGGCGGGGGCAGGGGCGCTCACGGGGGCGGCAGCCTCGGCCTTAGCAGCCTTGGGGGTAGCGGGAGCCTTGGCAGGCTTGGATGCGGCAGCAGCAGGAGTAGCACTGGCGGCGGAGGCAGCAGCGGGAGTAGCAGAGCTAGAAACAGCGGAAGAAGAAGGAGCAGACTTGACCATGTTATTGGTTATACACATATGAGTAAAGTCTTTTTAAGTTGTTTTCGCGCATCACCATCGGCAGCATACTTCGAGTAATTCTAAATCAATTCGCGTTTATTATAAAACCGCTTCATACAACCATGGCAACGCATTACGCGCATCTTGATTTACAATTGTCAGTGTGGCCAACACATAAAACGCGCCGAGACACTGGTCTTCACGAGACACGCCTCGCCGGGTCATTCTTTCAATGATACTCACAGATATTGTTCGTAATTCCGCAGCGGTGAGTAATGAAATGACATTCAAATTTACATGCGCATTTTGAAGAACAAACGGGTTACCATTTGGTGGAGAGATACGTTCCTTCATTTCTTGTGTTAGATTCGCACGATAATACCATATATCATGAATATGTCGAATGAATCGAATAAGTTCATCACGCTGTAATGCGATAAACCACTCCGAATCAGAATAATTGCCGAGCGTATTGATATGCTGAAATAAATCAACGATAAATAGTTCTTCTTGTTTCTCACGCGTTAATACTTGGACACCGCCACCGCCACCGCCACCGCCGCCGCCACCGCCACCGCCACCACCACCTAAAGCTGCTACTCCCGACGAATATGAATCTGAATGACATGTAGTATCCTGAATGTCGTTGTCGTTGTCGCTATCATCGAGCTTAATCGATACACGAAATCCAATAAGCGAGCCATATATTAATTTTTCGTATAGATTTTTGATGATAGATGACGACATGACATTACGATTATACGGATTTGTTATTGTGGGATACGAAGACACGATCAGATGAAATATAGATGCGATATGAAATCCATATATTTTATTATCGCTATCTTGATATGTAAAAAGTTGCGTTGGTTTAATATTCGAGATTTTATCGAATGTATAAAAGTCTGTGTCATTCACACACTTCATGGAGTTAAGATAGCCTGGTCCAGATAATTTCCGATATTTTCTGGATAAAAAATCCTTAAAATTGCGCTGGATTCTTCGAATAAAGTGTGTTTGTTTCAAAAATGTATATATGCGTTGTGTAAGGTCTGATTTTGTTCCTGATTTTTTTATGTTGTAATGAGAGCATAACGCACGTAAATCCGCGAGGCTATATTTTGCGTATGTCATTTTTTCATATTCAGACGGCTTCAATATAATAATGTTTATAGGTGGAGAGTCATCTTCGGCTGTATTCGATAATTTAGGAATGTCATGGTCGGTAGTATTTTCATTCGTGACAGTCATGGATGACGACGACGACGACGACGACGACGACGACGACGACGACGACGACGACGACGTAAGTTTCATTTTTTTCCGCGTCTTTACACCAGAATTGGGTTCCTGATGATTAGTTATATGTGAAGTTACAGGGAATGTGGTTGATACCCAATAGGGTGAAAAAATAATGAATTCGCTTGTCGAAGTCGCGGGGGAGGCTGCCTGTATTGGCGAGAAAACAAACGGTTGTTTTTTAAGTTTCAACCTTCTCGAATATTGTTTATACGGATTGTCGTATATACTATACGGTAGTAGAAGCGTATATAACTTTTGTGTTTCCTGTCTGTTATGTATGTTAGGTTCATTTGTTAGTGCCGACGACATTGTAAATATATATTATTGCCATATAATGTTTATTATGTTTTGGAGTGAGACATAAAGATATTTTATGAGGATATAGTATAACCAGTTTTTTATGCGTCTTTCATCGGGACTGTTGCTATTTCTTCTCTCGACATCATTCGTCGCCGGTATTGCGACAATTGATGTTCCTGCTGAGCATTCAATACCATACAATCAAGATGAAATAAAAATTCCTTTGAATACAAAAATAACAGACGTTATGTCTGATATACCGCACAATGGAATTGTTTCACTTGATCCAGATGATGATGATGGTATTGACACGAATTCGGATGCTGAAGCTGAATCTGATGACGATGAACATGCGGAAGAGTTAGATGACGATGCTGAGTCTGATGCTGATGCTGATGATGCCGAGTCCGATGCCGATGAAGCCGATGAAGCCGATGAATCCGATGCCGAGTCTGACGTTCAAAGTGCCGACGAAGACAACCAAATCGACGAAGAAGATGATGAACCTGACGCGGTAGTCGAAATTGGTTCTGGTCGAAGACTATTACGGTTTAAACGTATTGTAAAGAAGGTTCAGCGAATTTTTCATAGACCAAAATCACCTCCGGCTCCAAGGCCAGCGCCAGCCCCTAAGCCAGCACCAAGGCCAGCACCAGCTCCCGCTGTGGTCAAGGCAGCCCCTAAGCCAGCCCCTAAGCCAGC